CAGCCATGCGATCATGGAAGCGGAGGAGCGCGCGAGCGCGATCGACACCATGTCTGCGGCCTTGATCGAGGGCACCGTTGCGCAAAAATTGCGCACGGCGGGGAAATCCCTGCAATATCAATGACAAGATAACATGCTGACGATCCGCGCCGAAAAGCGCCTGGCGCTGGTCGTTCGCCGCCTCGCCGCGCTGACCAAGGGCAACTTCACGGGCCTGTGACGCGCCGTGACGTGCGGGCGCCTGTTCCGGCGCCCGCCCCTCCCACAGGAGACGAACGATGAAGAACGCCTTTGTGCTGGTCGACCATCACGGCGACAGCGGCACGGTGCGCGAGGGCATGATCCTGCGCGATGTTAGCAATCAGCGGTTCGACGCCCTGGAGAAACACGGGCTGGTGCGCGAGGCGACCGCGCAGGAGGCCAAGGACGGCTATCGCCCCGACTTCGAAGGCGAAGCCGCGGCCGAGGAGCGCGCGGCGAAGGCCGCGAAGGCACCGTCGAACAAGAACGCGCCTGCCGCGAAGAACAAGGAAGCCTGATATGGCGAGCCGGCTCCGCCGCTTCGTTGCGGCCAATGGCAACCGCGTGCTGGGCGAGCTGCTGCTTACCCCGCGCGCGCCGATCGTGCCCAACGTCCCCGTGACGATCGACGTCGTCGGCGCCACGGCGGGGTCGGCCCTTACCGCGTCCGGTTTGCCCGCGGGCCTGACGCTGAACAGCGCCGCGCGCACGATCACCGGATCCGTGGCGCTGCCGGGCAGCTATGCGGTGAAGGTGACCGAGACGCTGGCGGGGCGCGCGAACAATCCGCGCACGGTCATGCAGACGATCGTCGTCGGCAAGAACGCCGAGATCGACCCGACGCGCGGGTCGTCCAAATACAAGGGCGGGTTCCTATTGCTGGCGGAGGGGTATCGCAGCGGCCAGTATGCGGCGCGCGACGCGTCGGGCCAGATGAACGATGCGGTGCCGGCCAGCCTGACCAGCCCGACGCAGGCGCAATACGCCGCCACGCCCGGCTACATCACCTTCCCCGGCGGTATCGCCACCCAGCCGCTGGTGGTGGACCGCAGCCGGGTCGCGCTGGACCTGTCGACCGACAGCTTCATCCTGGCGTTCACGATCAACATGGCGCTGCCCAGCGCCAGCGTGTTTGTTCTGGGCAATCAGGTCGACACCACGTCGCCGGGGCTGAAACTGATCGCGGCGGCGAACGGCAACCTTCAGCCGATGGTGACTGTCGGCGGTCAGAACGTGTTCGGAAATTCCTTCGGCGGCGCGATCGACGGCACCGATCACCGCGTGGTGATCGCGTGGGATCACAAGAGCGGCGATTTGAGCGTCGCGCTCGACGGTGCGCCGCTGACGGTGATGCCGGCGCTGGTGGACGCGACCGCCGGGGGCGCCGCGACGCGGCAGGCAACCGATTTCTTCATCGGCGGGTCCAGCGTCGGCGGCACCGCGGCGCAGTATCCGGCGATGAAGCTGGCCGCGATGCACCTGCTGGTGTTCAAGGACGGGTTGCCGATCAACCTGCCGATGGTCGCCGCGCAGCTGAACGCGCTGCCGCGCCGTGCGCTGACCAACGGCGACCTGATGTCGACGGCGTCGCGGCGCGTGATGGTGATCGTCAACGGCCAGTCCAACGAGAACGGTTCGGCGAGCGTCCCGGATGCCACGCGCTCGCGCGGGCCGCTGCTGGCGGACGGCGTCCGGCCGCTGGGCGGGAACAAGGGGTCGATCTGGCCGCGTCTGTCGGAACTGGCGGCGGAGCGCGGCACGCATCTGATGGCCGCGAACTTCGCGATCGGGTCCACCTCGCTGGTCCACGACTGGTGCGGCGTGCTGCGCGCCTGGGCGAACGGGCTGAAGGTGGACAAGGGCACCTACGTGCTGGCCGGCGGAAACGTCTACAAGGCGACGGCGGTGCCGGCGCAGGCCACGGCGTCGACGGTGCAGCCGGCCGGTACGGGCGCTACGCAGACCGGCGCCGACAACATCACCTGGACATATATGGCGGCGGCGCGCGCGCAGGATGTGGCCGGCTACATCTACCCGTTCACCGACAGCTATTTCGATCCGAACGGCTATTTCGCGGCGGCGAAGGCGCAATATCTGAAGTCGCGCGGGTACGACCTACGCGCCGCCTATATCGCGTTCGGCCAGCAGGACTGGACGCTGGGCACCACGCGCGCGGAGTTCGCACAAGGTTACATCAATGCCGCGAATTACTGGCTCGACGCCGGTGCGACGGTGATTCTGGGCGTCACCTGCTACGGTGCGGCCGGCGATTTCGACACGTGGCTGACCAGCAACCCGGCCGCGACCCCGGCGACCGATCCGGCAACCGACACCGCGCCGGGGATCGGTGGCTGGCAGGATGCGCTGCGCTACTTCGCGGGCAATCCCAAGGTCGTCGCGGGCGATAACTCGCGCTATGCGCTGGGCGTCATTCCCAGCGCCGCGTCGGTCGGTGCCTCGCGGGCGCACACCATCCCGGCGATGGAAGGCGACACGATCCATTTCAACGCCCCGGCGCAGCGCGCCCGTGCCGCGGTACTGGATCGCGCGGTGCAGGCCCGGAACCTGTGGTGATGCGCATCGTCGTCGTCACCCCGCCGACACCGGTCGTCACCCTGGCGGAGGCCAAGGCGCATCTTCGCGTCACCGGCACCGCCGAGGATACGTTGATCGAAGGCATGGTGGCGGCGGCGACGCAGCATCTGGACGGCCCGGCCGGCTGGCTGGGCCGTGCGCTGGGCGTGCAGGAGCTGGAAGCGCGCCTCGACCTGTCGTGTCACCCCAGCCTGATCCGGCTGTCGTTTCCGCCGATCACGTCGGTGACGAGCGTGACCTATCTGGACGCCAACCGCGCCCCGATCGTTGCGGACCCGGCGACGTATGAACTGATCGGCGAGGACGTGATCGCGATCGGCGCGCCCGCCTGGGCGAATGCCTATTCCGGCCGGGAGGCGCTGCGCGTGCGGTTCGTCGCGGGCTATGCGGTTCTGCCGGCGCCGATCCGCGTTGCGATCCTGATGATGGTGGGTGACCTTTACGGGAATCGTGAAACGACATCGCCGGTTGCTACGACCAGCGTTCCGATTTCCGTCACCGTGCGGGCGTTGCTGGAACCGTTCCGGGTGTATCGATGATCGCGGCCGGCGAACTGGAATGGCAAATCGGCATCTATCGGCGCGCAACTGAGGATGATGGATTTTCGTCGTCGCCGGGCACGCCGGTAAAGGTCGTCGACGTGTGGGCCAAGAAGTCTGACATTCGGGACGGCGAGCGGCTGGCCGCGGCGGCCAATGGCCAGATCATCGAGACGCGGTTCCTTGTCCGCTATGATGAGGTGACGTCGGCCCTCGCGGCAAGTGACCAACTCGACTGCGAAGGCGTCCTATACGAGGTCGTCGGCATTCGCGAGGCGCGCGGACGCCGCGTCGGGATAGAGATCACCGCTAAGGCGATCCGGCCGTGAAGACCGGGATGCGGGTCGAAGGCTTCGACGCGGCCGATCGCAACCTTGCGGCGCTGGAGCGGCTGGCGGACGCGGACGACCTGCGCGCGCTGGGCGTGGAGGCGCTGGACCCGGTCGCGGATGCGGCGCGAGGGATGGTGCGGCAGCGCACCGGTCGGCTGATGCGGTCGATCGGCGTGGGCACGCAGCTCAGCCCGGCGCAGGCCGCGCGGGTTTCGCCAGAGCCGGGAACGGTCGAAGTCTATGTCGGGCCGGGGTCGATGGCGCAGGCGATCACCGAGGAGTTCGGCACCGTCCGGGAGGCCGGACACCCGTATATGCGGCCGGCGTGGGACATGCGGCTGGGCGAGGTGATCGCCCGGCTGCGCAGCGGCGCCGGGCGACGTCTGAAACGGATCGTGAAGGGCTGAACGATGGAGGAAGCCTTTCGTGCGGCGCTGCTGGCCCATGGCGGTTTGGCGGCGCTGGTCGGCACGCGCATCGACTGGGGCTTGCGCGGGGCGGTGCCCAGCGTGCGGCTGCAACTGGTCAGCAAGGTGCCGCTCTATACCTATGCCGGACGGATCGGCTTCACGCCGTACCGCGTCCAGGCCGATTGCTTCGGCAGCAGATACGGCGAGGCGAAGCGCGTGGCGCGCGCCGTCGTCGCAGTGGTCGAGGCGATGACCCGGCCGCAATGGGATGCCTGTTTCGTCGAAGGCGAGCGCGACGATCAGGATGAGGATGCCGACGGCAAGCCGCTGGCCCGCACGTCGCTCGATTTCCGCATCTGGCACCACTCGTAAGCAAGGAGACGACCTATGGCCGGCAACAGCCAGGCGATGACGGGGCTTGGCATCGTCATCGCCATGAAAGCGACGGCGAACGCCACGACCTATACCGATATCGGCGAGCCGACCGATATCACGCCGCCCCAGTCGATGGACGACGAGATCGACGTCACGCATTACGGCTCGCCGAACGGGACCAAGGAGTTCATCGGCGGCCTGACGGATCCGGGCGAATGCACCTTCACGATCAACTATATTCCGGGCGGCGCGACCGAACAGTTGATCCTGGGCGCGAAGGCGACGCGCAAGCCGCGCGGCTTCAAGCTGACGTGGCCGAACGGGGTGACGTGGACGTTCGATCTGCTGATCCGTGGTTTCCAGCCGACCGCACCGCTGAACGACCGCCTGACCGCGGAGGTGACGGGGCGCGTCAGCGGTTCCGTCGTCATCACGCCGGCCCCGAGCGGAGGCGCCTGACGATGGCAAACCCGATCAAGGGTGAGGTAGGGTTCAGCGTGGCCGAAGGCGTTTTCACGCTGGCCTACGACTTCAACGCGCTGTGCACGATGGAAAGCGACCTGGGCGTGTCGATCGAGGATGTCGGCACGAAGATGGACAGCATCAGCGCGGTGCGGACGATGTTCCGCATCGGGCTGGAGGCGCATCACGGCCAGTTGAGCGATATCGAGGCCGGCAACCTGATCTACCAGCTGGGACTGGAGGAGGCCGGGACGCTCATCACCAGGGCGTTCCAGGGCGCCTTCCCCGATGCGAGTGCGGGGGGAAAGGCGAAGCCAGTCAAGCCGAAACCGCGTGGGAGTGGTCGCGCGCGCTAGAAATCTGGGTCGAGCTGGGTCTCGACCCGGAGGCCTTCTGGCGATCGACGCCGCGCCTGATGGCGTCGATCGTCGAGGGCAAGCGACGCGGTGCCGAAAATGCGCACCAGGAGCGGGCGTGGCTGGCGTGGACTATCGCCGCGCTCCAGCGGGCGAAGCGTATGCCGGCGCTGACCGAGATCGCCGGCAAGAAGAAGCGGGCGCCGAAGCGCCACGCTGCCAGCGCCGAGGCGCTGATGACGATGGCGCACATGTGGACAGCCGCAACGGGCGGCAAAATGGAGTGATGCGAGGATGGACACGGGAGGTGCAGTGATCGGCGCGCTGCGCGGCGTGTTGATCCTCGACACGCGCGACTGGTCGCCCGCGATCGGCCGCGCGCGCGGTGACCTGTCCGGGCTGCGCGGGGCGCTGGAGCAGGTGGCCGGCGTCATGGACGAGGTGGCCGGCAAGGCGAAGCGGATGGGCGCCGGGCTGACCGCCGGCATCACCCTGCCCCTTGGGGCGCTGGCGGCCGTGTCGAACAAGACGGCCAGCGGGTTCGAGGCGAGCATGAAGCGCGTCGAGGCCGCATTGAAAGGCGTATCGGGCGCCGAACTCAAGCGGCTGGCGGACCAGGCGCGCGAGCTGGGGCCGCGCGTGGGCAAGGGCGCGACCGAGGCGGCGGACGGCATCGAGGCGCTGGGGCTGGCGGGAGTCGGCACGGCGGACATCCTGGGCGGCGCGCTGAAGGCGTCGCTCGACCTTGCCGCCGCTGGTGCGGCCCCGGTGTCCGATGCCGCTGCGCTGGTCACCGACACGATGGGCCAGTTCAAGGTGACCGCCGCCCAGCTGCCGCAGGTGGTCGGCGACGTCGTCGGCGCGCTGGATGCCAGCAAGTTCGGGTTCGTCGATTTCCAGCAGGCGCTGGCGCAGGGCGGTGGCGTTGCCGCGAGCGCGGGAATCAACTTCCGCGACTTCGCGACCGCGATCGCGGCGACCAGCACGCAGTTCAGCAGCGGGAGCGACGCGGGCACGTCGTTCAAGACGTATATCCAGTCGCTGGTACCGGCTTCCAAGGAGGCGGAATATGCGATGAAAAAGCTGGGGATCGAGTTTTTCGACGTCCGCACCGGGCGGATGAAGCCGCTGGCCGAACAGGCGGAGATCCTGCGCAAGGCGCTGGCGGGCTTGTCCGACAAGTCGAAGACCGAGGCGCTGAAGAACATCTTCGGTTCCGATGCGGCGCGCACCGCGATCGGGCTGATGGAGAAGGGCCGGCAAGGCATCGCCGATCTGCAACGCGAGATCGCGGGCGGCGACGTCGGCGCCAAGATCGACAAGCGCCTGGAGGGCGAAGCCGCGGCGACGACGCGGCTGGCGAATGCGTTCGAAAGCGTCAAGATCGCGATCGGTGAAGCCGGGCTGACCGACATGATCGCGCGCGTGAAGAACGGTTTCGCCGGGTTCCTCGAATCGATCGCGCACGCCCCGCCCGCGCTGCTGAAGGTAGGCGTGGCGGTGGGCGCCGTGGCTGCCGCGCTGGGGCCGCTCGCGGCAGGGTTCGGGCTGGTGGCGTCGTTCGTGCTGGCCAAGGTGGCGCGCGGCTTCGGGCTGATCGGATGGGCGATCAGCGCGGTGATCGAGCCGATCGGGACGCTGGGGGCAGCGCTGATCCGGCTGGTGGCGCAGGCGGGCATCCGCGAGGGGCTGGCGATCATCGGTCGCAGCTTCCTGGGGATCACCGGCCCGATCGGCTGGGCGATCGCGGGCGTGTTGCTGTTCAAGGACAGCATCGTCACCGCGCTGGGCGTGGTGTGGCAGCAGATGCAGGCCACGCTGGGTCCGCCGCTCGCCGCGCTGTGGGAGAAAGCCGGGGCGCTGATCGGCGGGATCGTCAACGGCCCGATCGGTGGTGCGATCGGCGGGCTGGTGACGCTGATCAAAGGCGTGCTGGATGTGGTGGGCACGTTGATCGCCGGCATCGTGGAGATGATCGGATCGGTGCTGGTCGCCGGGCTGGAGATCGCGATCCGCGCCATCACCGGCGTGGTGGACGTCGTGTCCGATGTCGTGCGCGCGGTATCGGCGCTGCTGACCGGGGATTTCGCCGGGGCGTGGCAGGCCGCATACGACGCGGTCGACAAGGCGATCCAGACGGTCATCGACATCATCACGATGGCGGTGCCGGGGCTGACGGCGCCGTTGCAGGCGATCTACGCCGCGGCGAAGGCGTGGCTGGCCGATGGTTTCGCGTCGATCGCGCAGATGTTCAGCGGCGTGGTGTCGGGGGCGATCGACTGGTTCGCCAGCGCGATGCCGGGCGTCGTCGCGACGGCCAAGGGCGTGTACGAGGGGGTCAAGTCCTGGCTGGTCGACAAGTTCGGCGCGATCGCAGCGTGGATCGGCAGCACCGCCAAGTGGATCGGCGACCAATATGCCGCGCTGAAGGATCGGCTGGGTTTCGGTGCCGCGGCGCCGGCCGGCCCTGCCGGCGCGCCGCCCGCCCCGAAGCCGGAGGCGCCCGTGGCGCCGCCCGGTGGCACGCGCACCGTTGACTTCACGCCGCCCAAGACGACGCGTGCGAAGGGCGGCGGGGCGAGCCATCGGTTCGACGGCGCGAATCGCGAGCAGCTGAAGATCGAAGCCGAACTGGATGCCGCGCGGGCGCGTGGCGACAAGGAGGCGGAGAAGCGCATCCAGGACCAGCTGGCGCTGTCCAAGCAGGTGGAGGCGTATCAGCGCACCGGCCTGTCGCTGGATCAGGCGCGGGCCGCGGCGCAGCGCGACATGACCGCGATCCAGCAGGCGCGCGCGGTGAGCGTGGCGCGCGAGGTGGCCGACGAACAGGCATCCGCGGCACTCGACGCCGCGCGCCTGGGCAGCGACCAGCAGACGATCGAGGCGCTGGAGCGGCAAGCGGACCTCAAGCGGCGGATCGCCACCTATTACGAACTGACCAAGAACCTTGCCGAGGCCACCCGGCTGGCGGAGGCTGACCAGGCGAAGGTCGATGCGGCGCGCGCGCAGGTGCGCCAGCGGTGGTTCGAGGATGACGCGCGCGAACAGGCGGTGCGGATCGCGCAGGCGCGCGGTGACAGCGAGGAGCGTATCCGCCAGCTGCAACGCGAGATCGATATCCGGCGCCGCGCGCGCGAGCTGGAGCAGAACGGCGGGATGTCGAGCGGCGAGGCGATGACGCGTGCCGCGACCGAATGGGATCAGGAAAATCGCGCGCGGTTGATCGGCAACGTCCGCGCGACATTCCAGGAGGGCATTCGCGCGGCGCTGGACGGCAACCTGGGCGATTTCATGAAGAACTGGTGGAAGGACCGCGTGGCCAAAGGGATGGAAGAAGCCATCAACTCGCTGGCCGACCTGGTGAGCCGCCTGTTCGCGAACATCGGCAAGGGATCGGGCGGGGGTGGCATCCTGGGCAAGGTGGGATCGTTCGTCGGCACGCTGCTGGGCGGGGGGATCAACATCACGCCGGGAATGCTGGGGGTGCCGGACCTGCCCACGTCGTTGCCGCAAATGGGCAAGGTATGGGCCGACCTGCCCAAGTTCGCGACCGGCGGATCGTTCCGGGTCGGCGGGATGAGCGGCATCGACAACAACCTGATCGCGTTCCGCGCCACCAAGGGCGAGATGGTCGATATCCGCAAGCCGGGTAACGACAATGGCGGTGCGGGCAGCGTGATGGTGGTGCCCAGCCCGTATTTCGACGTCGTCGCGGCATCGGCGGCGGAGCCGTCGATCCAGCGGATGGGCGTGCGCGCGGCAATGGGCGGCAGCGAGATGGCGACGTCGCGTGCGGCGAAGGCCAGCCGACGCAGGATTGCGCGATGAGCGTGCTGTTGCCGACCGACCCGGCGCCCAGCGATGCGACGCCGTCGTATCTGGACTGGGGCGGCACGCTGCGCCCGATCTTCGGGGGCGCGTTGCAGAAGCTGCGGCGCCTGGGTGACCGGTTCGCGCTGTCGGTGAACATGCCGCCGATGCTGTCGGCGGAAGCCGGCATGACATGGGTGGCGCGGCTGATCGCAGCGCGCGGCGAAGGGGCGATCATGCCGTGGCCGCAGCCGGGATTCGACCCCGGCGCGCCGGGGTCGCCGCAAGTAGCCGTCGCGGGACAGACGGGATCGCAGCTGTTGGTGTCGGGCTTCTCGTTCAACTATCGCCCTCGTGAGGGGCAGTTCTTTTCGATCATCCACGGGGGGCGACGTTACCTTCATGTCGTTGCCGCTGACGCCAATGCGGGGAGCGATGGCACCGTAACGCTGTCAATTCGTCCGATGTTGCGCGTGTCGCCCGCGGCGGGCGCGATTTGCGAGTTTGCCCGTCCGATGATCGAGGGGCTGCTGATGGGGGATGAGCAAGGCTGGAACCTGTCGACGGCGCGGACGACAGGTCTGTCATTCGGATTGCAGGAAACGCGATGAGCCAGCTGACCCCCGCGCTGGACGCCCGGCTGCGGACCGATGCGCCGATCATCTTCGGCGCCGTGGCGATCGACCTGCCCGGCTATACGATCAACCTTCTGGACGGTGCCGGCGTGCTGTCGTTCGGCGGGCGCACCTTCGCCGGGCAGGACGACGTGTTCGGGACGATTTCCGAAGTCGAAGACCTGACCGACGGCACCGGCGACAGCGCCCCGGCGTTCAGCCTGACGCTGTTGCCGGCCAGCGACGCTGCGGCAGCGACGCTGGCGGGGCCGCAGATGCAGGGCGCGCCGGTGCTGGTGTGGATGGGGGCGGTGGATGAGGTGTCGGGCCAGCCGGTACCGGATCCGCACCTGATCTTCGCGGGAGAGATCGACGTCCCGGCACTGCGTTCGGACGAGCACAGCCGGTCGCTGGATTATGAAATCACGTCGGTGTTCGAACGGTTGTTCGAGGATGACGAAAGCGCGCGCCTGTCGCCGGGGCATCATCGCAGCATTTTTCCCAACGAGGCTGGCATGGATTACGTCACCGGCGTGGACCGCCCGGTCTATTGGGGCGTACCGGGTACGCAGACGTCGGTGCAGACCAACGCTGCCGCGGCGTTCGGCGGCCTGGGCGGCTATTTTCTCGACCGGGTGTATCAATGACCGGGGTCGATCCGCTGGTACGGCGCCGGGACGCGGCGCAAGTGGCGCTCGACAAATGGTCGACGCGGCCGATGCGGCTGGGCACGGCGGATTGCGTGCGCATGGTCGCGGCGCATCTGCGCAAGCTGGGCACCAAGGTGCGGTTGCCGCCGTCAGGATCGTATCGCACCGTGCCGGGCGCGTTGAAGGCGCTGAAGGCGGCGGGGCACGCATCGCTGGCCGAGGCGCTGGACGCGCACGGCCTGGAGCGGATCGCGCCGGCGGCGGCGATCGTCGGCGACATCCTGATGCTGCCCGGCGTCGACCGGCTGGGGGCGTTGACGATCGCGCTGGGCAACGGGCGCGTCGTCGGGTGGCATGAGGATGTGCCGGGCGGGGCGACGGTGTTGCAGCCGGTCGACTATGTCACGGCGTGGCGGGTGCCGGTTTAGCTGGGCAATCAAGTTTGCCGCGAAGCTTCGCGCCGTTGGGTATTTCGTCGACCACGTTGCAGCCTGTCGCCACGCGAACCGCCTTCCTCATGCGGTCACGCTCTTCGATGTTGAACTGAACGATGAATGATTTTCGGGCGACGGTGACGATCTGTCCCGTCGTCGTGACCCTGTAGCGAGCACCGTCAACCTCGACCTTCGTGTCGTGACGATCCTCCCCGGCCGCGAGGGTCATCATCAGCGCACCAAACAGCAGTCCAGCCATCTCAAACTCCTATGGGCGGAGGTTGCCATATCCAAGGTTATCCGAACAGCCGCCGTAGTGGTGGGCGCTGTGGCACTCGTCGCGACCGGTGTTGGTGCCGCACTTGGCGCTGCTGCCGCGACCCCGATGATCGCTGGCGCGTCAATTTCGACGATAGCGACCGTCGCGTCGGTAGCGGCCGGCGCCTTGCAGATCGGCGCGACGCTGACGGCCAAGAAGCCGACGACGATGGTCACCGGCAGTCAGACCAGCTTTTCGGCCAACCCCGACGATGGCCTGCCGTTGATGCTGGGCCGCACCGGGACGGCGGGCAAGATCGTGTACCGCACCGGTTTCGACACCCGCGACGCGGGCGACAATGACCGGCAAAGCTTCGTAAGCGTCCTGTCGGTGGGGCCGATCGCGGCGATCGAGGGGCAGACGGTTGACCAGGTGCCGGTCAGCTACACCGCGACCGGCGCGGCGATCGGCCAATATTCCGGGTGGATGTGGAGCCGGACGCAGCTGGGCGCGCTACCGGAGGGGTCGCCGCTGGGGTTCGGCGCGGGCGCGGGGACGCCGCCCGGCTGGGGGCCGATGCATCGGTTGTCGGGCAAGGCGGCGGCATCGTGGACGCTGCGGTTCGATACCAAGGGCAAGATGTTCCAGGCGGGGGTCCCGGCGCCGATGTGGGTCGGCCGGGGCGCGCGCTGCTACGATCCGACCAAGGACAGCACCTATCCCGGCGGATCGGGGCCGCATCGCATGGCCGATCCGTCCGATACCGCGGCCTATGACGCGGCGCAGGCGACGTGGGAGTGGACCGAGGACCCGTATCTGCTGGGGCTGCGCTGGGCGCATGGGGTGTGGCAGCGCGATCCCAGCGTCGCGGGATCGACGTATCAGCGGGTCATGGGGATCGGTGCGCCGTGGGCGCTGATCGACGTCGCGGCGTTCGTGGAGGGGCGCAACATCGCGGTGGCGAACGGCTGGAAGGCCGGCGGGATCGTCTATTCGACCGACGGCAAGTGGGACACGATGAAGCGCATCCTTCAGGCCGGGATGGGCGAGCCGATGGCGCTGGGCGCGCGGATCAGCTGTTTCGTCAACGCGCCCAAGGTTTCGCTGGCCACGATCACGACGGATGACGTGGTGGGGGCGGCGAGCGTGACGGCGACGCAGTCGCGGCGCGACCGGGTCAACACCATCACGCCGCGTTACCGGCTGGAGGCGAACAACTGGCAGTATCTGCCCGGCGCCCCGATCAGCGTGGCGGAGCATGTGGCGTTCGACGGCGGGAAGCGATCGAAGCTGTACGATTACCCGCTGATCCAGGACACCAAGCAGGTGGCCACGGCGGTGCGCTACGATATCGAGAATGCGCGCGAGTTCGGCCCGATCGTGCTGCCGCTGAAGCTGGTGTGGATGGGGTACAAGCCGGGCGATTGCGTCACCGCGACGCTGCCCGAGCTGGGGCTGAACGCGCAGCCGATCCTGTTGCTGAACCGCCAGCTTGCGCCGGCATCCGGCGTGGTGACGATGACGGCGCGCAGCGAGACGGCGGCGAAGCATCCGTTCGCGTTGGGGCAGACGACGACGCCGCCCCCCACGCCGGGCGTGACCGCGCAGCCGATCGTGCCGATGCCGCGCGACGGCGACTGGACGTTGGCGGCGCTGCCGGCGGGCGGGCAGCTGGTGACCCCGACGCTGGCGATCAGCGGGGCGTGCGGCGCGAACGTCGACGGCGTGGTGTTCGAGTATCGCGTTTTCGACAGCGGCGCGGCGTGGACGGCGGCGGGTAGCGACGCGCCGACCGCGACGTATCGCGAGATCACCGGGCTGCGCGCCGGCACCGCGTATGAGGTGGCGGTCAGCTACACCAAGGCGGGCGTGTCGGGTGACCGGCGGGTGATCGGGCCGGTGACGACGGCGGTGGTGTCGGTAAAGGGCGATCCCGGCGCGGGGGCGGTGACGCTGGTGGCGGGGTCCGCGACGACGATCGTCGAGGGCAACAGCGTCAGCGCATACGAGGTCAACAATAACCGAAACTGGGGCACTGACGCGGCTTACTCGCGTGAGGCGTACACGGGTGGCGCGGTCGCGACGTTCACAATCCCGGCGGCTACCGAATATGTCATGGCGGGCCTGACGCAGGGCGACCCCGGCTCCAACCCCGGCAACAGCTTCGACAGCATCACCTTCGCGCTTTACCGCGATCAGCTCGGTCAGTTTTACGCCTACGTCAATGGCGGCCAGCAGAACGGCACGACCGCCTACACCAATACGGGCGAGGTGAAATGCCGGGTGCAGTTCGACGGGCGCTATGTCCGGTGGTATGCGGCGAGCACCCTGATCTATGTCTTCGACTGGATGGGCACGACGGGCGATCCGAACGCAGCTGCCAACGCGCTGCGTTTCCGCACGGCGCTGGCAGCCAATGCGCAGCTCAGGGATATAACGCTATCGGCGGCGGGTGCGGCGGGCAAGAACGGGCAAAGCGCGCTGGTCGGATACCTCACCAACGAGGCGCACAATGTCGCGGCGGATGCGGCGGGCAACCCGGTGACCTATGCCGGTGCGTCGGGCCAATTCCGGGTGCTGCTGGGCGGAACCGACGTCACCAGCGCGTGCACGTTCGCCTTGGTGTCCGACAGCATCATCACCGCTGCGATCAACAGCAGCGGTGCTTATGGCCTGACCGGCTTTCCGACCGGATCGTCGTCGGGATACGCGGTGTTTCGGGCAACCTATCCCGGTTACCCGCCGATCGACGCCACCTTTAGCGTGACCAAGACCAATGCGGGGGCGAATGGCGCGCCAGCCGTCGATATCCAGCTGTCGGCATCGGCCGACGTCGTCAAGTACACCGGGGCCAACGTCATCGCGTCGGGACCGATCACGTTCACGACGACGCGGAAGAACACGACCGACGCGCCCGTCTTCCGGCTGGAAGGCTTAAGCGGGAACAGCTACGCCGAGGATACCGCTGCGGCACTGGCGGCGGCTTATTCCTCCTCTCTGTCGTCGACCGGCCCCGATAACCTGACGATCACGGAGGCGTGGATCGACGGGCGGGTGGGGGACAGCGGCGACGGCGGCGGCGGTCTCCGCGTGCGCGTCACTGTGCCCGGTGCGAGCGACCGCAAGACGCTCCTCAAGGTCCGGGACGGGGCAAGTGGGCAGGACGGTGTGCCGGGGTATAACAACGCGGCGGTGGCGATCTACCAGCGCGCGGCATCGGCACCGCCCCTGCCCACGACCACGGGCACCTACACCTTTGCGACCGCCAGCCTGACGGGGATCAACAACGGGTGGTGGACCAACGGCATCCCGGACGGCACCGACCCGGTGTGGGCGTCGAGCGCGACGGCCAGTTCGCGCGACGCAACGGACACGATCGCGCCCGGCGAGTGGGCCGCGCCAGTGCAGGCGTTTGCCAACGGCGCAGCCGGCGGGAGCGGCCTCAACAACAAGTCGGTGTTCGCGTACCAGCGCGCCACATCCGCGCCATCCGCACCATCGGTAAACGCGACCTACACCTTTTCGACAGCAACGCTGTCGGGCCTCAACAACGGCTGGTCGGCAGCGATCCCGGATGGCACCGGCATCCTGTGGGTGACGACAGCATCGGCGCTGTCGACCAGCGATACGGACACGATCGCGCCGGGCGAGTGGGCGACTGTCGAGAAGCTGGCGCAGGATGGCGCGCCCGGCATCAGCCCGCTGCTGGTGACGGCGCAGCCGGCCGCGCTGCAATTGCAGGGCGATGCGGCGGGTGCGGCGGTGCCGGGGGCGCTGCCGGCGTACATCGAAAACGGCGCGGCGCGCGCCGGTGTGCCCGCGACGATCACGGACGTGACGATTGATGCCGCTTCGGGCTGCACCGCGAGCGTTGCGGACGACGGTACGACGATCGCGATCACGGCGATCAGCAAGGCAACCGCGAGCGTCAGCTATACCGTGTCGGCGGCCGGGCTGTCACAGCAGGTCAAGGTGGGGATCACCGTGCTGCGCGCGCCGACGTCGCTGGAAGAAAGGGGGCTGAACATCGGCTCCGGTGGCACCTCGACGAGCTACGACGTCTTTGGCGGCACGATTTCGATCCAGGCCGGATCGTCGGGCAAGGTCGATACGCAGCTGACGGGCACCTATTATTCGGGCGGCAGCGGCGCGATCGGGACGACGCGGCTCGTGACCAAGCATCAATATCGTCTGCCGGGCGGGTCATGGGTGGACGTGTCGGGCACGGAGGGAGCAGGCAGCGATGCGACGCGCGCGAACGGCGGCCCCGGCGAACCGCCGGAAAACAGCCCCGGCAGCCCCTATGGTGCGATTGGGCACATCACCGGGCTGACCGCCGGCACGTACTATGAGGTGCGGGCGCTGGCCTATTACGACGCCGGTGTGGCCAGCGCGAAACCGGCGACCGGCGTGGGATGCGTCCTGATCGCCAAGCAGGTGGCATGATGATCGCGATCAGGCACAGCGGCACCGGTGAGGTGCAGTTCGTGGCGTCGCTCGCCGGCTATGGGGCCGGCTGGGCGCAGCTGGGCGGTGCGCTGCCGGCGGGCGTGCCGCTCGACCTGCTGACACTGTCGGGCAACACATGGATCGAGGATCCCGCGAAGGTCCGTGCGCAGCTGCTGGCCGCGGTCAAAGCCGAGGCGGAGGGGCGCAAGATGACGTTCCTCTCCAATGGCGGCGCGAAGAAGGCCGAATACGCGCAGAAGGCCGCGGAGGTAGCGTTTTTCGACAGCCTGGGCGCGACGGTGACGCTGGCGCTGGCGGCGCTGAACGCGATGCCGGCGGCCGTGAAACAGGCGAAATTCGGCTTCGCGCTCGCCGATGCGGGGGCGTTCGGCGACACGGTGCCGGCCGCGATCGAGCGGTTCCGCGTCGGGATGACCGCATCGAACAAGGTGCCGACAATCGCGGCGACCGAGGCGAAGGCCTGCGCCGCGCTGAAGGCGGCAACGACAGTGGCGGCGATGCGGGCCGTCGTCACCGGGATCACTTGGCCCGCGTAACTTCGAAAGGACAATGCCATGAAACTTGCGGCCCTGTTGCTCGCCACCATCCTGCTTGCGTCGTGCGGCGACGATCGCCCGCCCGCGCCGGGCGCGACCAGCACCAACTACGTCGACAACGATCCGCACTGGCCGGACGGCGCGCCGAAGTGATCCACAGCCGGCCGGCGATGGGCGCCGGCCGGAACCCCGCAACGATGACCGGAGTGCGCGTATGAACATCGAAGAGCCGGGCACGCTGCTGCGCTACGGCTATATCGCGCTGGCCGCCGTGTCGGGCGCGTTCACGGCGCTGTCGTTCGTCCGCTGGAAGGACATGGCCGCGATGGAACTGACGCTGACGCTGCTTGGCGGCTTTTCCTTCGCGATCTTCGTCACGCCGTGGATCGCGCATGAGGTGATGGGCGTCGAGGACAGCAACGTGCGGGCGATCGCCGCGCTGACCTATGTCTTCGGATCGGGCAGCAACATCCTGCTGCCGCTGGTCATCGGATGGGTGAAGCGCATCCTCGGTTCGGGAGAGGCGGCATGATCCTGGTCGATATCCTCAATGTCGTGTTCGCGCTGGGGGTCACCGCCTTCGCGACGTACAAGCTGATCGTCCATTTCGACATGCTGAAGGCTGTCGAGCGCGTCGGGCTGGGCCTGATGGCGGGCAGCGTCCTGATGACGATCCCGCCGCTTATCACCGAAGCGCCCACGCCCTTCGACGACTGGTCGCCCGCGATCCTGCGCCTGGGAGCGTTCCTCTACCTGTTCGGCCGCGCCGAGCGGCTGTGGCGGCACCGGCGCGCGAACGAACGCCTGCTGGCGACGCTGCCGCGCACCCGCGCGGACTGATCCCGCACTCACTTTCCCGCCCAAACGGAAACTGACCCGCGCGCTGGTCGTGGCGGCGACGCGCGCCTATCATCTGGAGAACGGTAATGACCATCATGCGCGCGAAATTGCAGATCGCGTCCGTCACGAAGCACAGCGCCGAATGCGAACAGCTGAAGTTCCACGGCGTCGCCGCCAAGTCCTATCCGGCCGATGGCTCCGACGAGGATAACACCTTCGCGAAGTTCTCGCCGTCGGTGTCGCTGGACATCACGATCATGAACCCCGCCTTGGTCGGGAAGTTCGAGCCGGGCCAGCGGTTCTATGTCGACTTCACCCCGGCGGAGTGATCGCGCGAGGGAGCGGCCCCTGACGGCCGCTCCCCATCCGCTGAGCCGTCACCGGCCCGACGCCGACCCCGACGATCCCACGCGACACGATCTGGACGGTCTGCCGCTGGACGTCGCCGTGCGGCGACTGTCGCGGGGCTGACCCGCCACCTTAGAAAGGACAGATATGGCAAAGGAACCGGCGTGGCTGATGGCCGCGCGGGCGAAGCTGGGCACGCGCGAGGCGCCCGGTGCCGCCAACAACCCGACGATCATGGGTTGGGCCAAGCGGCTGGGCACCAGGGTGCTGGGCATGGTCTACAACGCGGACAGCGTGCCGTGGTGCGGGCTGTTCGTGGCGCAATGCGTCAGCGAGGCGGGGCTGATCCCGCCCCCGATCGCGGTGCGCGCCAAGGCCTGGGCGTCGTGGGGCGTGCCGATCAACGCGGACAGCCTGGCGCCCGGCGCGGTGCTGGTGTTCGAGCGGCCCGGCGGCGGGCATGTCGGCTTCTACGTCGGCGAGCGGGCGGACGCCTATCGCGTCTTGGGCGGCAATCAGGGCGATGCGGTGACGCTGGCGTGGATCGGCAAGGATCGGTGCGTGGCGCGGCGCTGGCCCGCCAGCCGTCCCCGCGTCGGCGGGCGGGTGGAGCTGGCCAGCAACGGGGAGCCGCTGTCGCGGGACGAGGCGTGACCGCTGCGTTCGCGCTGCTGCGCCGCTTCTGGTGGGCGATCCCGATCGTCGCGCTGGCGGCGGGCTGGCTCTACGATCGCGCGCGGCTTGCCGACGTGCGCCACACCCTGACCAACGAGCGCGCGGCGTGGACGGCGGAGATCGCCCGCGCGGATGTCGCACGGCTGGCGGCGGAGCGCGACTATGCCGCCCGGCTGTCGAGCGCGACCGCCAGCTACGCCGACCGGCTGGCCGCGCGCCAGCCGATCATCCTGAAGTCCACCAACACCGTGAGGGAATATGCTGCGACCCCTGCTGGCCGGGCTATGTGCCTTGGCGCTGACCGCGTGCGCGGGATCGACGCGCTCGATGCCGAGCTTGCCGACGATCCCGACCCGGCCGGGCGCGGCGGCGACGCCATGCACCCCGACCCCGGTGCCGCGCCAGCCCGACGGTAGCGCCACGTCGGCGGATGCCGAAGACGCGATCCGATCGGGGCGGCTCGATCTGGCGGCGTGCGAGGCCAAGCGGCGGCTCCTGTGGGAGGCGTGGCCGCGCTGATGCTACCTGATCCAGCCCCAAATCGTCGCAATCATACTGACCGCCATGAGGGTGGCCAGTATGATCGCTTCGATCGGGGGGAGGCGGCGGTTACGCATCCGGGTCGACCTCGTAACGCGGCCCGCTTTCGACGTGCTCGCCCATCATTCGCGCGATCGGCTTGGAAAAGGCGCCTTCGCCCATTTGATCGGTGTAGGGCGCGGCCGACAGCACCTCATACCGGTTAAGCGCGCGATCCACGATCGTCGTCGCGGTCAGCACACGGGCCATGTCGCGGCGCGCGATGCTGTGGTCGAGCAGATCCTTGCGGATGCTGGCAGGCACGTCGCGCAGCGCCCCGGCGACGATGTAGATGAGTTCGTCGCGGTTGACTTGCCTCACGCGGACGGCGCCCAAGGGTCACGGGCGCCCAGCTGCCGCTCATCGACGTTGAGCGTGATGGCGAGCATCCGGCGTTCATCCTCCGGCAGGCGGCGCGGGGAACCGCGGCCGACGAACTGCTGAAGGTATGCCGAGTTGCGGCCAAGCTTGAGCGACAGCGAGGTGAGGCTTTCGCCGCGTTCGCTTGCGAATCGCAGCAGGTTCTGGCGGACGTTCATGACGACAGGATGGCGCGGGCGGCGGCAATGCGCCAGCATTTTGTTCACGTCATGTTCCTGTAAGTGGCGGTTCGGGAATAGTTCGGGACTTCTGGTTCCCTGCGTTCCCGTTTCGCTCCCTCTTGATCCCTCCGCTTCCGTCTGTAGAGAGGCGGGCAACGGCAGAAATCCTAGGTTTCTAGGCGCCGGGCGCTTAGCTCAGCTGGTAGAGCGGCTCGTTTACACCGAGTAGGTCGGCGGTTCGAACCCGTCAGCGCCCACCACCGCCGTTCCCCGACGGCGGGCGACCCGCCAGCGCATCGCCGGCGCGCCGCCCCCGCCGCGTCATCCCAGCCCGACCCAGCTGCTCGCCAGGTACAGCTCGATCATGCGCAGCCCCTTGCCGCTCAGCGTCACCAGCGAGCGGCGACGGTCGTCGACGTCGGCGCGGCGCACCACCAGGCCGCGCGACTCGAGCTTGCCCAGACAGCGGAGCGCGGTGCTGGGCGGCACCGCGGCGCCGATGCACGCGCTCGACACCGGCACCAGCGCGCCG